CTCAACTACGTTGACAGTAACAGCATTACCAGCTTGCTTATATAATTGGCTATTGCTATTTACTGCTGCCGCCTTTTCGTACTGTTCATCTGTGAACCCTTGTAATCGCCAGCACTCTCTAGGTGTTAGCTTTCTGATAGAGATTTCTTTGCAACCACTTTCGTTTTCTTCGTTTATTAGAACGCCGTGGCGGTCTTGATTTGTTAATGTAAAAGCTGGCTCGCCGTCCTCTTTCAATCTCCGCCCATTTTGTCGCTTTTCCTCTCTGTCTGGTGTTAGGCAAGGTATTGCGTTTAAAATTTTAGGCTCACGATCACCGCCACCACATGTATTTATGGTTGGCGCTATGCCCCTCGTAGAATATACTCGCCCTGTTTGAGGATTTCCGCCAAAGCTATTGGTTTCCCTAAGATTACCGACTTGCTCAATAACCGCTGTACTTTCTCTTTTGATAGGTAAAAGTCCGCTGGTACATCGTTTTCCAATATATCCAACAATGTACACTCGTTCTCTATTTTGTGGCACTCCATAATCTTTGGAATTGTACACTTTCCATTCGATACTGTACCCTCTTTCGGCCATTTCACCGATAACGTTGAGGAACCCTGTTCCGCCGTCGATTGACAACAAATTTTTAACGTTTTCACACACAAGCCATTTGGGTTTATTTTCTTTGCACTCATCTAATAACCTCATAATTTCATAGAATAAACCGCTGCGAGTACCCTCTTTAAGGCCTTTTTGTTTCCCTGCGATACTCACATCTTGACAAGGAAAGCCGAAAGTCCATAAATCAGCCTTTGGCAATTCCCAGCCTTTAACCTTTGTTACATCATTTCCGAACCACAGATCAGTTGTGTCATACATAGCTCTATACGAGGCCTGTGCAAATTTATCAAATTCACACCAGCCTACACACTCCATGCCTGCACGTTCTAGGCCACTATGAAAGCCGCCTATACCGCTGAAAAAATCTATAAATTTCATAATTTCCCTTTCCTCACTGCCCATAATACTTAGGCTTTCCGATACGTCGGCGTACTCTATTGGTGGTATCCTTAACATATCCCAATATATCGCCGCTCTTATCTCGAGCCTTTCTCTGATCGATTAAGCCGTTTGAATACTTTGTATAAGGCTCGCATTTTGCATGACAACCTACAATTCTGTATTCACAGCCTTTGCACGGTGATTTAAGCATATATAATCACTCATTAACATAATCTTTTATTTCATATGTTTTTGTTTCTTCCACCACATGCATGGTATTTTCGTATCCGTAGCGTTTTTCCCAATTTCTAAATACTTTGGTTAATTCATCGCTTAACTCTTGAATATGCTCATCTTTAACATTACTCAAATAGTCCTCTGAGTGATCATAGATTTCATCTGGCATATAGTTGATTACATGTTCAATTACATGTTCGCCGTCTACATCTGGCACGAAATAAGCAGGGTGTCCGATTTCAACTCCATTATCTAATAATTGACTTCGTTCTAAACTACTGTATCCGTCATACCCATTACAATCCAGATAGTCATGAACAGCAGCTTCAACACTGTCTTGTGGTTCGCCAGCGTATTCATCTTCACACCAGCAATATTTTGTTTCATCTTTA